GTCTTAGCTCTGTTAAGTGATTGCCCACCTAGAACTGTGTTTATGTTCTTAGCTAATTGATTAAAGAATTTATCTCCCTCTGGTGTACCTGCAACAGGATTAACTATTCCTAAATCCTCAAATTCTTTAAGTGCTTTAGCAACTATGGTAGATACTCTTTTCTTTGTAGTTTCATTTAAGTCTTTCATTACAGACTTTGCATTCTCTTGTAAGAAACTAGCTGATTGCCCATCTTGAAATACTGAGCCAACAGCAGGTGGAACTTCTCTTTGTCCTCTATAGAAACCATCATTAACAATCTTTTTAAGTGTTCTACCTGCAGGAAGTAACTCAGCTAATGTATCAAATACTGTTCTTATAGCTTGTTCCTCTGTAACAGTTACACCTAAATCAACAGGATCTGCTGCTTTAAAAGCATCATTCTTAGGAAAGAGATTATCATAAGTTCTAACTGAGAAATCATCTGTTAGTGAATAAAACAATGGTAATAACTCTTTATCAAACTTAGTATCTTCAATAACAATATCTATATTTGTTTGCATAGCATCTAATGTTGAACTACCTGCAATAGCTTTAGAGATTGCTCTTCTTTGTCTGTTTAATTCTTTAGCATATACAGTCTGAAAAGTATCTTCCCATTTTTGTCTTAGGCTATCTATAGACTTCCAATATGCAGCTTTCTCTTCATCTGTTTGCATAGCTTTTACAGTAGGTAAACCAATAAACTTAGTTGTTGGCTCTTCCCAACCATATAGATCAAACTTCTCTGATTTCTCTTCTTTAACTTTTTCAGCTTCTTTAGTTGCCCAATTATAAGCCCTCATCTTGTTGCTCTTAGAGATATCTCCACCCCATAACAACCAAGCTACTTGCCCTTTAGTTGGATTCTCTTTATCTCCTGAAAGATAAGCATTGGCATCATCTGAGTCTAAGTCCTGAGAATGCCTAGCAAACCATGCAGCCATTCTGACTACTTTACTATCTGAAATAGTGCCATTAGCCATAGCCCTAGCCTCTCTCTTTGTTTTGTCTGTTAGTCCATCTCCTGCAAATTCAAGTAGATCTAAACCTCTTTGAGCATTTTTCTGTATGTAAGTTGGAACATTATCCACCTTAGTTTCTAAAGCCTTTTCCTCATTCTCTTCATCTTTTTCTAGCCAAGAGGTATGAACTCTCTCTCCATCTGAGGTTATAACATGAGCATCCTTACCTTTTTCCTCAACAGTTTCATCTGCTGCAAACTCTGTGCCATGATACATTGTTACTTCTGATCCATCTACAGGTACTTCTGCAACAGTCATATTTCTCACAAAATAATCTCCATCATCCAAAGCAGGTAGCTGATTAGCTTGCCTTGCTTCATTAACAGTTATAAACCCTGCATTGTAACCCTGCACTATTCTTGCCATTGTTGCATCCTCATCTTGACTTAAAGCCCTGACATTAGATAAATCATACTTAAAGCAGTAAGCAGGATTACTTTCAAAATCTTCTAATAAAAGTTGTTTAGTGAACTCATTAGCAAAGTGATTCCACATAGGGATTAACTTCTGCTCAGTAAAAAACTCTCTTAATTCTTTAGCATTAGAGTATGTTGCTCTCTCTAGTCCTGCTCCTAGTCCTGCTAAGATTGCAGGGACACCTAAAACAGCAGATATTCTCTCTTCATTAATATATCTAAGTTTCCCAATCTCTAAATCTTTAGGACTAAAAGATAGTGTTTGTATATCAACCTCTCCACCAGATATGACTAATGGTCTACCTCTGTTCTCTCCACCAAATCTTCTACCAAATACCTCAGCTATATTCTCTGCCTCATCACTTGTCATTGATAAATCATTTTTAGGACTAATGACAACACTAGGAACACCTGTATTCTTAACTAATGCAGCTCCCATCTGTGAAGCAGCAGCATCTCCTAAAATCTCAACCATAACTGCTCTAAGTGGAGCTAATCCTCTTCTGTGGTTTCTAGGATCTATTCTCTCTCTAAGATGTATCATATCCTCTGGCATTATCTCTAAGGTGTTGCCTTTTTGTTTGTATTGATACTTAGTAATTAACTTCTCATCATTACCCTTAACCTCAACCATCTCTGGTAATAAAGGAATAAGCTGCACAACTGCACCTGCATCATTCCTAAGTTTTAAAATAAAAGCATCTCCATAAACTGCAACAGAAGTAACAATATAGTTATTCATTAAGTTAGCAGTCATATTTGGATTAGGATTGTCTAACAAGATTTGAGCAGGATGATTTTCTACATACTCTTCTCTCTCTTGTGTCTTTAAATAAACTTTAAGTGGTGGCTCACTAAATGCAGTACCAAGAACATTTAAACAGGCTAATGCTGCTGAGTTGCCCTCTGGACTCATTTGATTAGTGCCACTAAAGAATCCTGCATCAGTATTAAAAGGAAATACTACTTGTGATGTTGGAAAGTTACTAAAACTTTTTTTTTCTGTTTGTGCTTCTTGCTGACTAAAGAAACCTCTAATGTTATCTGCTATTCCCAATTAGGTTACACTCCATGTTGTTTTTCTAACTATACCAAATCTAGCTGCATAAGCTAGAGCATCTACTTGATCATCATGTGATCCAGAAGATGGAAAGCTAGTTAATTCTCTTTCAAATTCTACTAACCATTTAGCATTTTTCAAAAAGTAGATAGTGCCATTTTCACAACCTGCTGCTGCAGGAACTGCTCTTGCAGTCTTAGACTTATCTGCTTTTAGGTTTCTAATAGGTAAACCCTGCCTCCTAGCCATCTGAATAATACCCAAACCAAAACTAGAATCCTCTACACCTAGCCAAGCCATGTTCCATTTACTAATCATTGATTCTATTTTAGGTAGTAGCTCTGGAGCTTCTAGTCTATCTCTGAATATATCCAATACTAAAAGCTTACCACTAGGAGTTGATCCTACTGCCATTATTACTGAGTAATCTGCTGTTTCCTTAATACTAAGAGCTGTATCCATTGTGCCAAAGATACTTAGCTCACTATGTTTAACTACTTCATCTTCAAGTACATACTCTGGATCTTCTCCATCTAAAACATCATAATAAGCAAACCACTCTCTCTTAAACATGTGTCCAACCTCTGTAAACTCTGCTAGAAACTCTTGTGCATAAACTAAAGAGCCTAACTCTTCTTTGGCTTGTGCTAACTCATCTTTATTAATTCTAGGACTGTTCTCAGTAGGATAATGAAAGACTGCCCAATCTTTTCTCCTTTTAGCATTATCAAACAGCTCATAAAACCAGTTCATACCATTAGGAGTAGATATAAATAAAGCCTTACCTAAGCTATCAGATAATATTGGTCTAACTGTTTCCCAAGTTTCTTTGTCCTGATAAGCAACCTCATCAAAGATTATTAAGCTAATACCACCTGCACCTCTAAGAGTTTCTGGCTTGTTAGCTGATTTAATCTGTATAGATCCACCATTCTTTAAAACTATTCTTTTCTCTACTTCTCTTATCTCTGCATATTGCTCTGGTAGTTGTCTAACTAAACTTTTTAAATTTAACCAACTTTCTAATGCTTGTGGATATACAGGAAAGATAACCCATACTTTAAGTCCTTTAAGAGCTTGATCTACAGCAGCAACTAAGGAAAGAGTAGTTTTACCCCACCTCCTGCCACAAACAGCAATAATAAACCTTTTCTCTTCTAGTGCCTGTATTACTTCTATTTGCCCAGAATGTAGATCTGGTGGAGTTGCCTCAATAGTCTGGCTCATCATCCTGCTCCCAATCCCACTTAAACTTAATCTGTGGATATTCAACCTGTGTTACTTGTACTTGTGGACTTCCTAAGCCATAAATCTGACTAACCATCTTATAGCAAACATCTAGTATTCCTTTAAGTTCTGTAGGATTCATAGAAGCTAAATCTCTTTCATTTATTTCATTAATAATCTTAAATACAAGTGGTTTAAGTTCATCAGCTAAATCTCTTGCAGTTTCTCCAACCTGAGCTAAAACTTCATTAATTATCTGCTCATTTAGCATTCTATTGATAGCTTTTATTCTATCTTGCCATTGATGTTTAACAGCTATTTGCTTAACTCTTCTATCTGTAATAGTGAAGTTATTGGAAACTTTTTTATAGGATCTAGATGCACCTAAACCCAAATAATACTGAAATCTCTTAAAATCTATATTAGATTCCCCTACCTGTTGTTGATTAGGTAGAGCCAAAGACATATCATCTATATAATCCATAAAAGCAGTATAACTTAAATATTATTTATTTTTACAATGCAAAGAACAACCACAGCAAAGAATTGTGCATTTACACATTTTTTTTATTTTTTTTAAGACTTAACCAGAGTACAACTAAGAACTCTATCATTAGCCACCAATTTTCCAGATAATCTCTGTAATCTCTGAATCAATGCCCTGAATTATGTTAAGTACATCAGCAAGTTTACTGTTTGAATTAATTACTTCTACTTGTAGAGCTGTTACTTCTTGTTGTAAATCATTAACTGTTTTAAATAACCAACCAACCAAAGCAGCTAAACCACCCTGTAAAACTTGACTTAAATTAATTGTTGCTTTCATTACATCATTAAAGAGCCAATAACTAATATAAAAGTAGCTACTATCCCTAACACCTTATAAAACTCTGATTTGTCCAATTTGTTTTCTAGTTTATCTTCTAGGTCATCTAATTTATTTAGCACTAATTGGAGCATCTCTTTCTGTGTGAAACCATTGTCTGCCATAGTTCTAATTTACAGGAAAAATCAAATATTTTGAAATTTTTACTTTCTTTTTATTTTCTTCTATATAGTAGGAAATAGCACCATGCTCAGACTTAACTTGAAATAAAATCTTACCATATCTCCATAGAATTTCTTGTGTTGGAGGATCAATAAAATCTGTTGCAGCTTCTACAAATTTAACTTCCTGATGCTTCTTTAATTCTGGTAGTTGCTGTTTCATAATATTCCCTGTCTAACTCTATTCCAATAAAATCTCTGCTTGTATTTACACAAGCTACTCCTGTACTACCACTACCCATAGTAAAATCTAAAACTGTTTCATTTTCTAATGTATATGTTTTAATTAAGTATTCAAGTAATTCTGCTGGTTTTTGAGTTGGATGTATTGCATTTGCAACTGAATTAAATTCTAAAAAATTTATTGGATAGTTTGTAAATTCTTGTATGTTTTCTGTATTAGCTTTGCCATAATGATTACCAACTTTACCTCTTTTAGTAATTTTATTATATTTAATTAGATTTTGTGGATAGTATTTATACCTTTTATAAAATATGTGGATATTTTCAACAACTCTCAAGGGCATTTTTTTTGCATTTAGATAATTAGTTTTTAATGTTTTTTTCC